CAATGGTGACATCAATAGTGTCGCCATCAAGAACACGATTGATCTCCGTCACTCGGAAGTTGTAGCAGCTCTTCCTGCTCGGTGGTGTCATTGCTCCCATCTTCTAACTCCGCAAATGCTAATTTCATAATAGTATATATGTAATAAGAAGTGCCAAAGAGTAATATTATTAGAATAATTATTACACTCCATACTGGATCATTAACATTAATGTGTGGACTTAAAAATAATTCCATGTTTTATTAATTATCAAACATCATTTGATATGACATCTTGTCTCTCAGATGATTTATATATTTTTCATCATACTTTTTAAAATTATCTCTTTTTTCTACCTTTTTATAATAATGTAAAGCATTTATAATGATAGTAAAATCTTCTATTGTTAAATTAAATTTCATGGATTTCTTGGATCTATTCCTAGGTCTGTTAAATACTCGATCCACCAATCGGTGTCCTTTATATATCTCCAATTAGGAACCTTTTGACCAAGTTCTACCACATAGTATTCATAGAGAGATTTATCTATAATCTGTGCGATCTCCATATTCTTCTTCCTCTTCATCAATGTCTGCATATGCATTTGCCACATAGGGTCCATGTGGTTTTTTGGAGTCTTCTCGGACATAATTTTTTTCTTCGTTAACAGACGCAACCCATACTGAAAGTTTTAATACAATCCAAACTATTATCAGAGGTAAGAAACATGAGAACAGAATAATTGATTTCATTTTTTATACCCCCATATTCATTTATGTCTAGTAAATGGTGCCCAATGTTGCCAATTATATTTGTGAACTGCCCACATTCCTATGACAGGAACGACAATTAATATAAAACTTAAACTACCAACACCCCATGGATTATTGAGAGTTGCAGATGCAAAGTGTGCTGCCTTGAGTGCTATTTGACTCATACATATCCTCCCCAGATTTCCCAGTTATCTCTAAAATAAAAATCGATTTCAGTTAAAGTTTTTGAGTTGAAATTTTGATCTTCTGTTTCTGCCCACTTCCTACAAAAGGAATGGATATTGCTCTGACTATTAGTTACATTCACACCATACATTCTTGAGAATGAGCTCATTGCAAAATTGTATCTCATTTTGATATCATGTTCCATGATAATTATTTCAATACCTTATGTGCTGTTCCGTCACCATCATAAAGATCGGTATCATAGTATCCACCTTTACTAGAAGCAAAATAGATTGTGATAACGACAAATGGAATGGATAATACCATTAAAAATTTTCCAAATAAGTCTTCCATAAATTACGATACGTGAATAGTTCCAATCATTCCAGCCCCTTTATGTGGTCCACACCAATAAGTATAGTCGCCAGGATCAGAAAAAACAACATCTTGTGATTCACCAGGACTAAACATCAATGATTCCCTTGAAAGATCTGGTCTTCCTTCGACAATGATGTTATGAGGTGGAAGCATGTCATTTACAAAACTCACAGTTTCTCCTGCGGAGATCGTGACTTCGGGGGGGTCAAATACTAGGTTTCCATTAGAACCCATTTTAACATCTAATGCCCACGCAGGGACACTAAAAAATAATGTAGCCAAAAATATAAAGAGAAACTTCATATCATTTTTATCAACTACACTATCTATTCAAGATACTACTTTTTAATTTTTACAATATCTAGATTTACTAACAATCATCAAATACACTACCAACTTGAGAACCTAGTTCAGAACCTGCTTTCTGTCCTAAAAGTAATGCCCATCCACCTGCTAACCATCCAACATATGGAACACTAGCGAGAGCGGGAACAGCAACTCCAGCAGCGATAGCACTACCTGCCATTGCACCTTGTGACCGTGCTCCAGCGTCCGCCACTAAACACTCTACTTCTTTTGCAGACTTTCCCTCTTCACCTGTTGCACCTCCTAGATTTCTGGTGCCTTCACGGGTGAATTGGTCACGACGCCATTCTGATCTAACTTCAGTTGACCCACCAAAGAATCCTTTTTTATTTTTATCAACATCTAGAGACCTTTCAGATTCTAGAATCTTAGGATCATCTGCACGAAATTCTATTTCATATCCTTCTTTACCTGCTCTAATCTTATAAGAAGAGTAAGGACCCCGAGGAATATTGAGAACAGGAGGTTGAACTCTAGGTTCAGGTTCCTGTCTAACAACATAACCAAGTAAACCTATATGTGCTACAGCAAATACAGATCCTAAAGCAATTGCAATCACCTTAACTGGTGACTTACTCGGCACTTGCTCGGCAACTTGATCAGTAACTTTTTTCTCGGGATTGAATATACTCATGGTTATATGTCGTCTTTATTGTTTTGGCTCGACTGCAGAAATTACTAGTGGTGCTTGTTCTATCCTAATTGTTTGTGATGGTGATGTTTCTTTAGCAGCAGAAATCAATCTTTCCATCTGGTCTTTGGTAATTCCACCACCATTACCTCCACCTTCTCCTGCTTTCTTTGCTGCCTGAACACCAAAAGTAGCTAAGACTCCAGTGAACACTGAGGCAATGAAGGTGGGGTCAAGTTTCTGCTCGGGGATTCCAAAAGCAGGTGGTAGTTTGATGTATGCCAAAGTCAGAATTCCACCAGACCAAACAAGAATACCAAGACGGACAAAGGTAGATAAAATAGCAAGTTGTTCTTCCTTGTCATCTGCTGCTTCTTTAAGTTTTCCTAAAATACCTTTCTTTTTTTCTTCTTTTGGAGTTTTTTCTTCCATGTTTGTGCTGGTGTGGCACCAGTATTTATAGGCAAAAAAACAGAGACCCTTAGGTCCCTGATCTTTGATAAGCTGGTACCATCATTCCGCCGTCCGGTGGCCCATCGTCATCTTCATTAGTATCTATAAAAATCAGTAAGAAGAATAAAGGTGCCAAGAAAAAAATAACTGTCTGTGCCCATTCTATACTCATATGTTTTTATCCTTAGGTGTCATTGCTATGGCTGCTCCAATTGGAACCAACATTAACATTGCTACTACAAGGAATCCCATTACCAAATTCCTGGAATTAGTTGACCTGTTGTTGCATATGACCCCATTGCGGCAATAACACCAATCATTGCGGCCCAACCATTAATACGTTCTGCGCGTTCGTTCATTTGTTTTCTCCAAAGTTTTGTTGTAAATAATGACTCTGCCATTTTCATGAATGAATACTAATTCATCATCATGTGCCCAACAGAGTTCTTCATATAGGGCGTTTAGTCTCTCCATATCATCATAGAGTTGATTAGGATTTGACATCTTCCTCTTTTACTTCCCATGACCCACCAACTCCACCTTCCATGTTGACAACAATGTCTGGTGTCTTTGAATGATGGGGTGCATGTTCTCGGTCCATAGGTTTAGAAGATTCAAAGAGGTCTCGCGAGAGATTTTTAATTACAATGAATGCTTCTTTATTGTACTTGCGAGTACCGATGGGTGATTGCCACTTTTTGTTGTAGACTTCACCCACATCAATACCAGAAACTTGAGTTCCTGCCATTTCAACTACAATATTATCACCCTCTTCCCATCCATACTTTTGGACGATAGAGGAAACTTGTTCATAAACAGATGGAGTATCCATTACTCTATCTTCTGGTTCAAGACTTCCGTGCATCAGTAGAGATTCTCTTCTTGTTCAGTTTGAATTATAACATCAGAAGTTGGATATGCGACACATGTGAGCACAAATCCCTCTTCCATTTGATCGTCATCCAAGAATGATTGATCACTTTGGTCTACTGTACCAGATACAATCTTACCTGCACATGATGAACAGGCTCCAGCACGACAAGAATAGTTCATATCAATGCCATTTTCTTCGGCAGCATCGAGAAGATATTGATCATCCTGACAAGTGACAGTTGTTTCATCACCATCAGGAGTACGGAAAGTAACGTTAAAATCCATTAGTAAGTTTCGGAAAGGTTTTCTACAGAGTATGCCAACAATACAAGGAAGGCAATACTAGTTATTGTAAATAAAATTTGATACATTGTCAAGTACTCAAAAACCGAGAAGTCCGAAAAAGAAAACACTACCAGTCGTAGCATAGGAAACCAGTGCAAAAGCAAATCCAATCATTGCTGTACGACCATTGAGTTTTTCTGCACGTTCTGCATGTGTCTCAAGACCATATGATTTAGTGTAAGAAGGATCAACATACATACGGGGTTCTGTGGCCCACATATTTGTACGTCCACCGTCTTCAGTTGTGACAGTCATGTTACACTCCGTAATGTTTCTTTACATAGTATATAGGAAACATAAAGTTTTGTCAACTTTACTTCGGTCGGTATGTGCATCTTTCTGGATTGGCCTTGCACCACTGAAAAACATATGCATCAGGATCATTACTCATCCCATAGTGTGCATGGTTGTGTAGTAATCCTATTACAATAAGTAATCCAATACTGATCATATTGTAATGAACTGCAGGATGAGTGATCATCTTTATAAAATAATCTTTCATTCAGAAACTTCTGGAGGATTTGGCCAACCTGGTGGACACATAGGTACTTTGTAAGGGTCACTCATAATAGAGTTTGCAATTTTTTCATCAACATTTATCGGGTTTATAGCATCACTATCTCTCCATAGAGATGGCATATCTAAAAGTACCCTACCTGGTGTTTCTGCAGGTACAATACTTCGAATACAGAGTGGGGGAAGTTGATAATCCATAAAAAAAGGGAGTGCCGTCGCACTCCCAGTATAACATCTAGATGTTTGTATGTCTATATTGAATATCAGAAGCTATACT